CAACTATATAAAGCGTGGGAAGAATATGAGAGATATTTAAAAGAAAAGATTTTCTAAAGAAATGAATAGAAGATATCAAAAAGAAAAACAAAATTTAATAAAAGGAGAGATATATGAAATTGAGTGGGTAGATATATATGCTTATAGTAGTTGGTTTACTGATGAAGAGATAGACAACAAATTAAATAACCCAAATATTATAGTTTCAGTTGGCTATTTTGTGAAAAAAAATAAAGAATATTTTGTGATAGCAATGGGAAAAGAAACAACAGGAGATGCACTTGCAGAATATGGAGGATTGAAGTTTATTCCACACGGGTGTATAAAGAAGATAAGAAAATTAAAGCGGTTAAATTGAAATAAAACTATGAAAAACCAAACCAAAAATAAAAAGAACAACATTAGAGAGGCGAGTTAAAAAAACTTAACTTATGAAAAACAAAAAATACAAATTGTTGAAAAAGGACACAATAAAAGTGGGCAATACAATTTTGTATAGAATACAATCTCTCAAAGATTTTAAAGGTGTCAGAAAAGGAGAGTTGGGTGGATATGTTGAGAGAGAGGATAATCTTTCCCATGATGGCTTGTGTTGGGTTTATGACAATGCTCGGATTTATAACAACGCTTGGGTTTATGGAAATGCTCAAGTTTATGGTAATGCTGAGGTTTATGACAATGCTGAGGTTTATGGAAATGCTCGGGTTTATGGCGACGCTTGGGTTTATAACAATACTGAGGTTTATGGAAATGCTCGGGTTTATGGTAATACTGAGGTTTATGGAAACGCTCGACTTAAGGGCAACTACAAGTACAAGCAAGGTTGGTTTATCGGAGGTGATGATACTGGTAAAATTACAGATATAACTGACAAAACAGGAACGGATTACTGGAAATGTCAGTATGTGCTGGGCGACTATGAGATAAAGCCAATTCAAAAAAAGCAGGAGGGACAGGAAAGTTCATTGATTGAAATAGACGGTAAAAAGTTTAGTAAGGAAACAATCAAAGAAGCTCTTAGAAGGTATGTAGGCGAGTAAAAAAAATGCAAAACAAAACCAAAAATAAAAAAAACAACATTTGCCCTGCTTGCAAGTCAAGAATGACAGAGATTGTTAGGGTAATGGACGACGACAAGACGCCAACTCAGAACAGCACATTTATTTGCGAAAACCCGAATTGCCTATTGCGGGTTGATTACAAAAGGATAAGAGGTTGGAAAAGGAAAGGGTTGGTTGTGTATAGAGAACCGCCCGAAAGGGTGAATTTGATTAAATAAAAACTATGGAAAAAGAAAAGGAAAAGAAAATACAGGAAAGAATACTAACTATTATTTCTCAAAGAGGAGAAATTTTAGTAGAGAAGGATTGGAAAAGTGAATATACTTCTCCAGAGATTCAAGAGATAGGACAAAAGATATTCAATGATAACGAGAATCCTCCCCGATTTAGTTATTGGGTAATTGGAGATGGTAGATGGGTAGGAAGAATAGTAGGTTATTCAAATTTGATGCATAACCTTAAAAACCAAAATAAAAACTATGAAAGAAGAAAAGAAAATTAAATATCAAGTAATGATTAAAAATTTTATTACCAAAAAATGGGATATTATGAAGTTAGCGTATGACCCAAGAACTGGTAAAAAGGGGTTAGCTATTTATAACAATAAGAGAGAGGCAGAATTTTGTGAAAATATAGCAAATTCTATGGCAGATGGAATAATTCAAACAAAGATACAAAAGATAATCTACTCAATCAAAAATAACTAAATAAAAAAATTATGAAAAAAGAAATTAAAGATAAAAACTGGTTAATAAAGTGGTTGTTAGAGGATTTTGACATTGAATACGACAAAGAGGATTTTGAGAAGACGATAGAAAGTTTTATAGGAATAGGTTCAGTAAATCTTAATAGTTGGGATATTGTTAGATTTATGGATTATTCTATTGATGAATTTGCTAAAATCAATAAAAAACTTTGGGCTATTATAGAGTATTTAAGAAAATATGACCAAGAAAAAAGAAAAGAAAACAATTGAACCAATTAAGCCAATTTTTTCTAAATTTCCTAAAAAATGGAAAATGGTAGATAAAAATCTTCCACTTATGGAAGTAAAAGAGTGGTCTAAATATCAGACAGGTTGGGATTTTGGTGAAGATGGAGATTTAATTGGCAAAATAAATAGAATTATTGAATGGATAAATAACTATGAAAAAAGAAAAGAAAGAGAAAACAAATAAAGTAAATTGGGAATATTTTTTCATAAACAACAATTCTACTGCTTCTTTTAGGGTAAAAAGAAAGTTAGAGATTGATTGGACGGGAAGTGGATGGGGATATAGTGAGAAAGTAAATAATCCTATTCCAAAATCAGATTATTAATTTCTTAAACAAGCAAAATGGCTAAAAAACAACCTTAACTAAATAAAACTATGGAAAAAGAAAAGAAAATTAAAGAGGAGATAAAGAAAAATAAAAAGAAATTGTCAAGTGGTTTGACTTATGATGAGGAGGTTGAATTGGCAGAGAAGATTAAATTATTATGGCGATTTATTTGGTCTCTTAAACCATATAGAGATAATTTAGAAAAGATTGCTGAAGACGCTGAAGAAAGAGCAAGTTTTGTAGTATCTGCAGCGGTTCTTAACCCGACGGGCTGGGAAGTTGCTGAGAAGAAACATAAACGAGTAGCAAGACGAGCAAGGTTATTAGTAGAAATGATGGATTGCTTAGAAGAAACTGATAAAGAAGTTTTAAAGGCAGAAAGTAAAAAGAAGGCGATAGAAGAAATTAGCGAGATGTTTAATTTCTAATAACAACAATGGCTGAAAGACAACCTATAATGCAAACCACTAACAAAACAATCAGAGGTATCCAAGTCGAAGAATTGCTTTTAGACGGCAAACGATTTTGGCGAATTGGCATTCAAAAGGCATTCCAAAAGAATGGCGAATGGTGGTTTGGTTTAAACGACAGATTACTAAAAGAGGCAAGAGAAAACAAAATAGAAAAGTTGATAGTGGAGGTTGGAAATCAGACAAAGTATTTGAAACCGTTAACTGAAAAAGAGTTAAAGGAAAAGGAAACGAAAGGAGAATTTGAGAGAAGGAAGTCAAAGTTTGCTGGGTATCCGGACTGGAAGATATACTATTTCAAGGTTGAAAAATAAGTGAAAATATGGTATAATTAAAGGAGATGAAGACCATTATTATTCCCGGCATTTTAAGAAGTGGTACTTCTCTTACCTCGCAGATAGTGCAGGCATTGGGGGTTAATTTTGGAAACGATTTCCAACCGCCAGACGAGTTCAACCCGTATGGTTATTTTGAAAATAAAGCATTCAGAAAGTTAAACGATGAGATTTTAGGAGGGGACAGATATAATGTTCCACTTAAACCACAAGCCATTACTAAATTTGCTGACAAAGCAAAAGCACTCATTAAAACACAGAAAGAGAAACTTGGTAGTATCTGGGGATGGAAGGAAGTCAAGACAGCTCTTACTCTTTCAGTTTATTATCCTTACCTTGACAATCCTTACATAATAATTTGTGAAAGGGATGACAACCAGACAGCCAAGAGTTTTGCAAGGATAGAGAGTTTTCATCTTACCGAAAAGGATGCTCTTGAAATAGTTAAACTCCATAAAAAATCACTTAACGAATTTATTGAAAAAGAAAAGCCAAAAGTATTGAAATTAAAATTTGAAGATTTTTTCAAAGAGAATGGACTTGACAACCAAGTGAAAAAGATTTCTGATTTTCTTGATATTAAAATACCAAAAGATTTCAAAGATAACATTATATTTGATGCCAGAATTAGAAACCTCTAAAAGCAAAAATGTTAAAAGCCAAACAAAAACGAAGAGGAGACGAAGTTGCCCTTTCGTTTTCTCAAAGGTATAATACTGACCCAAAAGTATATTGGGAGATAAGGGAGTTATACTATTGGTATGGTTGGACACCAAACAGAATTCACAGGTATATCACAAAAACCTATAATGTCAAGATTAACAAAAAAACACTTGGTTATTGGTTAAGAATTAAAATTTTGTAAAAGTTAATAGTTTGCGTTTGAGCAAAATCGTGAGCAGAGAATTCAAAAAACCCTCATAAATAAAGGGTTTTTTTTATTTTACCTTTAAGCAGGTTCTGCAAGAAAATCAAAAATATGTTATAATTACTGGTTAAAAGGCAAAATCAAAAGTATGTCTATAAACCAAAAAGTTAAAAAAGAAATAGAAACACAAATTGAAAATGCCTTTTCAGAAAGGGTTGCTTTAGCAATTGAAGTTTGGGAACAAACAATCAAAGGAGAAAACAAAAGCGAGTTAAGATATAAAGCCGCCAAAGATTTAATTGAAAGGTTAGTTGGTAAACCAGCCCAAGTCCAGAAACTATCAGGAGTTGAAACAGACGAAGTCAGGATTAAGATAATCACCGATGAAGGAAATCCAAATAAAACTTAATAAATACCAATCACGAATTTTCAAAAGTAAAAAGAGATTTCTATTAGCGGTATCAGGAATTCAAGGCGGTAAGACATTCTTAGGAGCAATTTGGTTATTAAAAGAAATTCTAAAAGACAAGAAAAGCAACTATCTAATTTCTGCACCAACCTATAAAATTTTACAACAATCAACATTACCAAAATTTTTTGAAGTAGCATCGCAACTAAGAAAATTCTATAAGAAACAAGAAAATGTAATAGAATTACCAGAAGGTGGAAAGATTTTCATTAGAAGCACTGAAGACCCAAACAAACTTGAAGGAATGACATTAAAGTCGGCTTGGTTAGATGAAGCAGGACAGATGAAGTATTTAGTTTGGGTTAACATTCAAGGTAGATTAGCAATTAAGCAAGGCAGGTTATTAATGACAACAACGCCGTATTCATTAAACTGGCTTTATCACGATTTCTATCAACGATGGAAAGAAGGAGACAAAGACATAGAAGTGGTTCAATGGCGAAGTATAGATAATCCTTACTTTCCTAAAGAAGAATACGAGAGAGCAAAAAGCACACTTGATGAGAGAGTATTCCAAAGACGCTACAATGGTATCTTTGAAAAAATGGAAGGATTGGTTTATGCAGATTTTAGTGTAAGAAACATAATTGAAAAAGTTGATGCCATTATTGAAGAAACTTTTGCTGGAGTAGATTTTGGCTTTAACAATCCCACAGCAATTGTAGTTATTCAAAAAGACAAAGATGGAAACTTTTACATAATTGACGAGTATTACAAAACTGGCAAAACCCAAGACGAGATAAACGAAGTTTGCCTTGCTTTACAGGATAAATACAAAATACAATTTTGGTATCCAGACCCAGCCGAACCAGATAGAATTGAGAGTATGAAACGAAAAGGAATATATTGCCGTGATGTTAACAAAGATGTTAAAGCAGGTATTGATAGAGTGAAAGAGTTAATTCGTCAAGGTAGATTGAAAGTTTTGAAACATTGCAGGCACACAATTGACGAGTTTGAAACTTATCACTACCCAGAAGAGGAAACAGAAGAAGAGCCAGTAAAGGAAAACGACCATTCAATGGATGCAGTCAGATATGCAATTTACACCCATTCACCAAGAGAGGAGGTTTTACAAGATGTCAGTTTAAAAGAATTTTTAACAATTCCAGAAGATGAATTCTAAAAAAACAACAACTGAAGAAAAGAAGGAGGAAATTTCCCTTAACTATCCTGCTACTGACATTGAGAAACAGGCAATTAGTTTTGTGGTGTTAGCAAAACAACGCTTTGAAAGAGCAAGTCAGTTAATAAGGCAGGATTTAAAAACAGCCAAGAAAAACTTTTTGGGTATTTATGACCAACCAAGAACAATTGAGACAAACAGAAAGAAAACTTGGATACCATTAACTTATTGGATACACAAAGTTGTTTCTTCAAAATTAAGAGCAGATGAGAGAGTTGTGAATGTCTTACCAGTTGGTGAAGATGATGTAGAAACTGCTCCAATTCTTGAGCAAGTATTAAGATGGCTGTTAAGAAAAGTAAACTTTGGTGAGTTAGTAAAGGACTTTAGAGACCAACTTGTGCTTTATGGCAACGCAGTTTGGAAGGCAGGTTGGAAATACTACCGCACTTATGAGATTTTTCCAGAAACCACAATTAGCAAGGTTTGGTATAAAAAAATTACCAGAAAGGTTAAAAAAGTAATTAACGAAATAAACAAAAAATACAAGATTATTGAGAAACGAGTTGGTGAACTAAACCTTGAGGTTGTGAACTTGTTTGACTTATGGATAAATCCTTTAACAAAGTCATTAAGCGATGATGTAGTTATTCACCGAATAGTAGTAAGTTATGACGAACTTCTTAACACGCCTGGCTATAAAAACACCGAATATGTTAAGCCAGTTAAGAAAATTCAAGGCAAGAGTTGGGACAGCACAACAACCCTAACCTATGACATTCAGAATTCAGTAATTGAAGGAGCAACAGATATTGTAGAAGTTTATGAATGCTGGGGTAGAATACCAGCAAAATGGATAGATGGAAAATTGCCTGATGTTAGAGTGCCAGGAGTAATCAGAATTGCTTGGACTAACAATCAAGACCCAGTCCTTTTACAAATTGAAGGTAATCCATTAGGAGTTAATCCTTTCATAGAGTGCTTTTATGAGAAAAACGATAACACTTGGTATGCCAGAGGTATAGGGCAATTGTTTTCTCACTTTCAAAGTTATATTAACAGGGCTTGGAACAGAATGGAAGAAAACGAGAGAAATCTCTTACAAGGGATATTCTTAAGGAGACGAAATTCAGGAGCAAGGAAATTAGTAAGTGGAGCAGGAGTGATTTGGGATGTGCTTGACATTAATGATGTCCAGCAATTACCTATTCAGGACATTACAATGAACATCTCTAAAAGGGTTTCTGATGCTCTCATTCTTGTTCAGCAAATAGCAGGAGTATTTGATATTAACCCTTATATGCTTGCTGGTAGAGGAGTTTCCCAAATGAAAGCAACCAGTTCTCTAATCCAAGAAAGAGTTGGTAGTGAAAGAGTGGCGGATTTGGCAGACAGATTTAGAGATTCCTTAACTAAATTGTTTAGAAATTTAATTGTGCCGTTGGTTATTCAGAATTTAGAACCAGGCACGGTTATTAAAATCACAGGACAGCCAGACGAATTAGAAAAGATTGACGAAATTCTTGGAACACCAGAAAAGGAAAAGAAAGGCAATTACAGGTTTGTTAAAATTCAAAATCCTCAAGATTTAGATGGTGAATATGACTTTGAGGTTGATTTAGACGCTTCAGTTCCTCAAAACAAGGCATTAAGAATAAAGCAATTACAGGATGTCTTGGCAATGGCTTCCTCTGATCCAGAAAGTGGAATAAACAAACAGGAAATTTACAAAGAACTTCTTCAAGAATTAGGACTAAAAGGAGAAAGATTTTTCCAAAAAGAAGAGGAGCAACTACCTTTAAAGGTCGGTCAAGTTGGTAGGAAAGGAGGAGGTTTGGCTGGTGAAGCAAGTCAACTTGCTGAAGCCCTGCCAAAAGTTAATTTGCCAAAAGAAATTCCTTACTGAAATGGCTACAAAAAAGCAAATTGCTGCAGCTAAAAAGAATATCAAAAAGGCAAGAAAGGCATTGAAGCCAGCACCAGATAAATTTATGAGAAAGAAAGGAAAAACAAAAGGAAAGGCAATTTCTACAAAGGCAAGAAAGAAATATGCTACGATTGTTGAGAAAAAGAAAGGAAAAAGAAAGAAAGTTATTAAGAGATACAGATTTCCAATTCCAGACAAAGCCCACGCCAGAAATGCTTTAGCAAGGTTAAACCAAGCAGAAGGATTGTCTCACGAAGAAAGATTGAAAATAGTTAGAAGAGCATTAAGGAAACTTGGCAGAAAGGAAAGTGCTGAAGAATGGTTAAAAAAACATTCACTTTAATAAAACAAATATGCCTTATCCAGGAGTTCCAAGTGAAAAAGTTAAAAAGTTAGATGATTGCGTTGAGAGGGTTATGAGTAGTCCCTCCTTTGCCAAAACTTACAAAAAGAGAAAAGACAAAAAAATGACAAAGAAGCAATTAGCAATTGCTATTTGTCGTTCAGCAATGGATTTATGATGGAAAACAACCAAGCAAAAAGAGAAATGGAAGAGATTTTGAAGAAAGCCAGAGCATTGAAGGAAACGATGGAAACCGATGGCTGGCAAGTGGTAGAGGAGGTTGCCAGAGTTTTAATACAAAGGAACAGATTTGTTGACGATTTAGATTTAGAAAAGGATTTAAAAGAGCAAATTCTTAAAAAGAAAATGAAAGTTGAGGCATTGAACGAGTTTTTTGAAGCAATTGATAAAATAATTGCTGAAGGTGAAAACGCTTTTGACTTTTTAAATAAAGAAAAAAAGGAAAAAGAGGAGGACTAAAGGTCGGTTTTAGTCCCTAAACAACAAAAAATGGACGATACAAAAGAGGTTAATACTGCCCCTTCAGTGTCTGACGTCAACCCTGAAGGGATACCAGAAGAAGAGAAAACCTCTACTTCTGCTCCCGACAAGGAGACGGCAGAAACTCTATTGGCAGGCAAATACAAATCTCCAGAGGAGTTGGAGAAAGCCTACAAAGAGGCGGAGAAGAAAATCTCTGAACTTGGAAGCGAGGCATCCCGTCTTCGCCAGAAAAGTGCTTTGATTGACAAGGTTGTTGAGAAATACAAGGAATTTGGTTATTCAGAAGAGGAAGCACTGGGAGAATTGGAGAAAATAAGTCAGATAACACCAGACGAGTTTTCTCCAGAAGATATGACTGAAAGGAAGTTGAAGAAGTTTGAAAGAGAACTTCTCTTAACAAAGAGAGAGATTGAGATTTCCAAATTCCTTGAGAAGCAACCAGAGGCAAAGCACTTTGAAGGCGAATTAAAGGAGTTAGTGGCTCGCTATCCGGACAGTTCAGTAGATGAGATTTATCACCGCTTCTTTGGAAAGGCATTTCAATTAGCCAAAGAACTTTCTTCTAAAGAGAGAGAAATCAAAGAAGAAAATTCGGCTAAAACTTCTTCTGTCAGAACAGGCGGAAGAACTCTAACTCCAGAGGAGATTAAGAAACTGCCATTAGAGGAACAACGCAAAGTTATAGGGACGGTATAAAAAAAGTTAAAAAATGGCTGACGCTTTGACTACGACTGGCACTGTTTCAGAAGTTTTGAAGAATTACTATGATGAGTTGTTTTTGCAAACGGCTGATGCTGTCTTTGTCTTGAAGCCATTGGGTAGAAAAGGAAGAATTCCACCAACCGAAGGTAAGACCGTTTATTGGACAAGGATTGAGCATTTGTCTGCTGCTACAACCGCTTTAACAGAAGCAACAACGCCTGACGCTGTTGGAATGAGTGCCACCAACGTTACAGCCACAGCAAGCCAATATGGTAATTGGGTTAAGGTGTCTGACTTATTGAAGTTGACAGCAATTGACCCAACCATTGAGGGCTTTATTAAAGAGTTGGCTTACAATGCTGCTCTCTCTATTGACACCGTCATTAGAGATGCAGTGTTTGCTGGTGGAACGGCTTTGTATGCTTCTGGTGTAGCAGACAGAACAGCAATTTCGGAAACTGATGTTTTGACGGTTGCTGACTTGAGAAAAGCAGTCAGGAACTTGGAGAATGCCAAGTCAAGTCCTTATGACGACGGCTACTACGTTGGTGTTATTCATCCTTATGTGAAGTATGACTTGGAAGGTGATAGCGACTGGGTAAATGCTCATATTTACACCAGTGAGGGAGTAAAGAATGTCTACAATGGAGAGGTTGGTAAGATTTACAACATCAAGTTTGTCCAGCCAACCACCCAAGCAAATGTCTTGGTGAATTCTGGTTCGGCTGACACTGATGTTTATCAGACAATGATAATGGGTAAGGAATTCTTTGGTGTTTCTGACTTACAGAATTTGACGACTTATGTGAAACCAGCCACTTCTGGTGGAACTTCCAACCCATTGGAACTTTACTCTACGATTGGCTGGAAGGCTGCTTTTGCTGTGAAGGTCTTGAATGACAACTTCGCTCAAAGGATTGAAAGCGCTGCTTCTTCCTAAACTCTCGTAGTTTTTGAGATGGTTCTGCGGTTTCCTTGCGCCACGAGGGGGGCAGAACCAGTCAAAGATTATGAGAACAGAGGAATTTATTAAAAAATTACAAAAAAAATACGGAAAGGATTTAAGGACTAATTTAGATAGAGCCAGAAGGGAAGGTAAGGAGACGGCTGGTTTGTATTGGAAAGGAGAACATATTGGCAGTTTGCCAACGAAGGAGATTTTTGATACCAAAAAGGATAGTTATCAAACTTCGTATGGTGTTAAACATCGCACCACAAAAATGGTCGGAGAAATAGTAAGAAAAAAAATTAAAGGTAAATAAAATGCCAAGAAAACCAAAAAAATCAACAACCAAGAAAAAGGTTGTTGCTACAATCACCGAAGGGTGTGCCTTTTGTGGCAAACCAATTCGGGGAGGCGGGATTGTAGGTAAAAGTGGCAAGAGATATTGCACTCTTGCCTGTAAAAACAATGCCAAAGATTAGTGTTATTGTTTCCACATATAATCGGTTAGAAAGGTTGAAAAAAGCAGTCCAGTCAGTTTTAGAACAAACCTTTCAGGATTGGGAATTGATAATTGTTGATGATGGTTCAACTGACGGGACACAAAAATGGGTTAGTTCATTAAAAAATGAAAAGGTCAGGTATTTAAAGATAAAGCATTTTGGCAGTGATACCAAACCAAAGAACGAAGGAATAAAAATTGCCAAAGGAAAGTATGTTTGTTTTCTTGATGATGATAACGAATACAGAAAAGATGCTTTAATGATTTTATATAAGGCAATTAAAGACGAGAAAGAACCTGTCTTGGTATATGGAATGAGGTTGGTTATAGATGACACAGGGCAATATGGTTCAGCCATTGGCAAGACAAGCGAGCCAAATTACCAGTATTTATTTGTAAGAAATTATATTGACTTTGGCGAGATGATAACTCAAAGGCAAAACATTATTGATGTTGGCGGACTTGATGAGAAACTAAAGAAGTTTGTTGATTGGAACTTGTGGGTAAGAATGGTTAAGAATGGCGTTAAACTAAAGAAAGTCAATGCTATTATTCAGGAATACCATATGCATTCTCAAATGAAGAGTATGAGAATTAAAACTCCGATTGTTAATGGGTTGTTTGTGCCGACTTTCAATCCTGCCAGTTGTCCTATTAATGTTGGCTATCTTTCCAAACCTAAAAAGCCAAAAGTGGCTATTTACACTTTAACTTGGAATAGATTGCCTCTAACTAAAATGATGTGGCAAGGATTGAAAGAGAATACAAAATATCCTTTTGATTGGTTTGTTGTAGACCAGGGAAGCAAAGATGGCACTCAAGAATGGTTGAAAGGCAAAGTCAAGGAAATGCTTTGTTTAGATAAAAATGTTGGTATTTCAAAAGGGAGTAATTTGGCAGTAGAGATGATTTTGAAAAAAGGTGATTATGACATAATTTTCAAGGTTGATAATGATACAATAATGAAAACAGAAGATTGGCTTGAAAGAATGGTTGACTTATGGCAGAGAAACAAAATGCTGGCTTTGTCTCCTTACATTGAAGGATTAAGAGACAATCCTGGCGGTGCGCCAAGAATTGCTTATACAACTATTGGCAAGGAGTATTTAGGAATTACCCAGCATTTAGGCGGTTGCTTTATTGGAGTAAGAAGGGAAGCGTATGAGAATTACCGCTGGAAAGAAAACTCGTTCTTACACGGCGAGCAAGATTTGGAATTTAGCCGATATTTATTAGATAATCGTTATATGTTGGCTTATGTAGAAGGAATAAAAGCCGAACATAATACTCAAAAACAAGAGGAAAGATTTAAGGATTACTTTCAGCAACGAAAAATAGCCAGAGAAACGAAGTATGAAGAAAGTTAGTGTTTTAATAGCCACTTACAATCAAGAAACCCTTGAAAAGTCGGTTAAATCCGCCTTAGGAAACGATATAGTTATTTGTGATGATGGTGGAAGCAATAATGCTTTGGAAATAGCCAGAAAATACAAGACAAAGTATGTTTGGCAACCAGACGAAGGAATGCGACTGGCTAAAAACTGGAATAATGGCATTAAATTGGCAGAGGGAGATTATTGCCTTTTCATTGGTGGAGACACTTATCTTGGCAAGAATACTCTGGAGTTATTAAAGAAATACGCTGACAAGAATTCAGTTTTAAATACCGTTAGGATTTATGTTGATGAGAAAGGAAAGGAAATTGGCAAGGATTGGCGATTTAACGAGGAATTTTTTAGAAAAGAAGGAGTTGTGGAAATTAATGACGATGCTCCGTATTGGTCGATAACTGGCAATGGTTTGTTTGTGCCAACCTACTGGGCAAAGAAAGTTATGTGGGACGAAAGATTTGTCGGTTATGGAAGAGATGACTATAAGTTTGCCTTTGACTTATGGAAAGAAGGGTTGAAGTTTAAAATTCTGCCTCAAGCAAGGATTTATCACATTGGCTTTCAAGAAAACATTCCTGACAATCCTAATAATGTGAAATTATTAAAACAAGCAATTGAAGAATATGCGAAAAATTATCATTGATTTAGATGACTTTCAGCCATCGGCTGTCAATTTGGATTTATTACTTAAATTGAAAGAGCATTTTCCAAAGTTGAAAATCAGTGCTTTTACAATCCCAATAGATGCGAACCTGATTTTTGGCAAGATTAAGAAAGAAAAGGTATTAGAATGGGCTGGCTTAATGAGAAAACTTGACTGGGTAGAGTTTTATCCGCACGGCATAGCCCACACCCCAAACGAATGGCAAGTTAATGACAAGAAAAAAGTAGAAGCAATGATAAAAGTAATGGAAAAAGCATTCCACGATTTGGATTTGCCTTTTAAAAAGGTTTTCAAAGCCCCGTTTTGGCAGTTATCAAAGGAGGCAGGTGAGGTTTTAAGAGAGCACGGCTACATAATAGCCGAAGATAGAAACCAGCCAAGAATGTTTGATGATAGTTATGTCTATAATTGGAGTTTGGAAGAGGACTTTCCTAAAGACGAGGTTTTAGTTAAAGGACACGGACATTTAGATGGCGAAAGTGAGAATGCTTTAGACAAGGTATTTCTTGACTTACATTACAAACTACCAAACGATGCCGAGTTTAAATTTATTAGTGAGGTAATATGAGAATAATTGCTTTTACTAACAATACAGGCAGTAAGTTATGGCGGTTTTATCCTCAAAAGAGGTTGTTGGAGCAACTTGGTTGGGAGTTTAGAATAGTAAGTTATGAGGATTTTTCTTTGGATATTATCAAGGACTTTGACTTGGTTATTGTAGAAATGTTTTATTCAAAGCAAGGCAAGGTCATTGATAGTATCCATAAGCAAGGTAAGCCAGTAATTTATGAGATTGATGATGTGATAGAGGATGTTCCAGAAGGGCATCCTGGCTTCCCACCAGACCCAGAAAAAACCCAAGCATTGCTGGATTGCTTAAGAAAGGCAGATGCTATTACAACAACAACCGAGCAAATCAAAGAGAAATATCAGTCCATTAACAAAAACATTTATGTCTTGCCGAATTATTTAGATTTGGAGATTTGGGAAAACGATATTGTTATACCGAAAATTAAAAACGAGATAAGAATTGGTTGGATTGGTTCAACTTCGCATAAACCAGATTTAGAGATGATAAAGCCAGTTTTAGAAAGAGTTATATGCTGTAAGCGAAAATTCGTTCATATGGGTTATGGCGGAGCAAGTGGCGGTTTTCTAACAGAATACCTGTATGGCAAGGATATTTTCAAAGGATTGGCTCACGAATATGTGATGGGTGCTTTACCAGAGCAATATCCGTCTAAAATCAAGACATTGGCGTTAGATATTGGTTTAGCCCCGTTAGTTGACAATAAATTCAACCATTACAAGACACCCTGTAAATGGCTGGAGTATTCAATAAACAAAATTCCTGGTATTTATTCCAAAGTTGTTTATTCAAGGGTGGTTCAGCACGGAGTTGATGGCTTTCTGGCTGGAGATTTGCCAGAATGGGAGAAATACTTGCGAATTTTAATTGATAAACCGGATTTAAGGAAAAAAATAGCCGAAAATGCCTACCAACGGGCAAAAAACGACTTTAACATTGTAGATTACATAGAGGAGTGGCTCAAGGTCTATGAGGAGGTAGTAAAAACAAACAAATGGCATTAGCAAATTTAAGTGATATTCAAAACGATGTTTGGTTTCAAACTAATACAGGTTCAGCAACCTATTCGGTTGATGATGTTAACAAACAAATAAACAAGTATTTGGGTATTTTGACAACCGAAATAATGTCCCAAATGGACGATTGGGAGTTTACAGGTGAGATTGCTACTGCTGACTTGTCAGCAAACCAATACGAGTATCCTTTCCCAAGTGATATTCTTAAAATCAAGAGATTGGAAGTTAAGGATAGCAATGGCAATTATTATACTGCTAGTCGGACTGATGCGGCTATTTGGGCAAACGACTTTGAAACTTTGTTGGATGACCAGCCAAGTAGCCGTCCGCTTTATGACCTTTTAGAAAATTCTCTGATTATTATTCCTAAACCCACAACTGACATAACTAAAGGGTTGCGTTTGTGGTATGAGAAAGCGGCGGTTGCCTTGACGGCTTCAGCAGACACAACGCCATTTAGGCAAGAGTTCAACTATCTCTTGAGTTATGGAGCAACTTTGGAATGGCTAAAGAAATACGGCACTGACGAAGTTAAATACAAGAGAATTTATACTGACTACATTAGAGGTGTAGAAAAACTTAAAAATTTCTATGCTAAACGAAACGTTGATAATATAGACAGAGTAGTTAGC